ACAAAAACTTCACATTGAAAATTATGGTTCAGATAATCATTTAAGATTAACCGGTAAATTTGAGACACAATCAATTGATAAATTTAGTTGGGGTGTATCAGATAGAGGAGCATCAATTAGAGTCCCTAAATCAGTTGGTGAAACTTGGAAAGGTTACCTTGAGGATAGAAGACCATCATCAAATGCTAATCCTTATAAAGTTATTGGTGTTATCTATGACGCATTGATTTTCGCTGACCAATTGGAAACAACTATTCACGCAATGTATGGTGATGTGGACACATCAAAATTAAGAGAACAATTCTCAGGAATTATGTCTGATGAAGAATTATTAGGTGAATACCGAAATGATGATGATTATGAATTGACTTCGGAAATGATGGAATCAAAAGCAAATGTACCAACAGAAGATATAACATCAAGATAATATGAGTAATAATAAAGAAATGGTAAACCACCCGGAACATTACGGGGGAAAAGAGAATATTTACGAAGTCGTAAAAGTTTGTGAAGCTTGGGGTCTTGATAAAGATGCTTACATCTTCAATGTTGTAAAATATGTTGCAAGAGCGGGTAAGAAAGATACTGATAAAGAACTTCAGGATATGAAAAAAGCGTTGTGGTATTTGAATCGTAAAATTGAGAGACTTGAGAGTAACAGTTGATATTGATGAATACGCAGAAGGTGCGGTTCTATTAGACGGATTAGAAAGTGCAATCGTTGGGATTGTTGAGGACTTTGGTTCTCCGGGAAGAAAGATGTTATATTCAAAACAAAGAATATTAAACATCCTACAAGAGAGAGACCTAATGACGATGGGTGAGGCTGAAGAGTTTTACGATTATAACATATTGGGTTTGCACGCTAGTGACCAAAACGCGGTGTTTTTAGATTTAGAAATAACACCAATTAAAAAAGAAGATGGTTGGGAATACCAATTAAAAGAGTAATATGATAGAGACAGGAAAGATTATAAATGGTGATTGTATTGAGGTAATGAAATCACTTCCGGATGGAAGTATTGACCTACTAGTAACCTCACCACCCTATAACGTCAACGTATCATATGATGTATATGATGATGGACGTTCAATGGATGAATATTGGGAGTTCACCCGACAATGGTTAACAGAATCATTAAGAATATTAAAAGATGATGGTAGAGTTGCAATCAATGTTCCAATAGAATTAAACGTTCAAGAAAGAGGGGGGAGAATATTATTCAATGCAGAATTTTGGATGATGATGAAACAAGTTGGATTCAAATTCTTTGGGATGGTTGATTTGACTGAGGACTCACCTCACCGAGTTAGACAAACTGCTTGGGGTAGTTGGATGAGTGCAAGTTGTCCTTACATTTATAACCCAAAGGAATGTATCATATTGGCATATAAGAAAACTAATAAGAAATTAACCAAAGGTGAATCTCAGTGGAAGGGTGTCCCAACAGAGGTTGAACAACCTGATGGAACTATCAAGAATAAAATTATGTATCAAGACGAAGATAAAAAAGATTTTATGAACTTGGTGTTCGGACGATGGGAATACTTCGCCGATACCAAATCATTAACAAAGGCGACATTCTCAATGGACATCCCGGTTAAAGCGATTAAAATATTATCTTATAAAAATGATATTGTTTTTGACCCGTTTATGGGAAGTGGAACATCGGCGGTTGCTGCGGAGATATTAGATAGAAGATGGTTGGGGATTGAGTTATCACCAAACTATACTGACATAGCAAGGAAACGTGTGAATGCGTTTATTGAAGAAAGGAAACAATTAGAGTTAGAATTAAAAGAGGTGTAACATCCTCTTTTTTTATTTCCCGGATATTTATAATTAAAAATATAATTATGGCAAAAAGATTTATAATTTCAGAAGAAGAGAGAAGTGACATTCGTTCAAGATACGGTTTGATTAACGAACAACGTATACAATTAAGTGGTCAAGAGGTTTTTGAATTACAAACAGCTCTTAATGATTACTTCAAGATGAAAAAAGTTATGGTTAATGGTAAACTATTTCAAATAGCGGATGATTCTCAATGGGGGGATGAAACTATTAACGCTCTTAAAAAATTCCAAAAAATGGAACGTATTAACGATGATGGAATTCCGGGTGGTGATACTTACGACGCGTTACATAAATTAGGGTTAAACCAAGATATTATTGATAAAGCAATCAATTGGATAAGTAATTTATTTTAGTATGAAAAAAATATTAACAGAATCAGAATTAAAAGAATTCATTCTTCAAATATATGAAGAAGAAAAAATAAAACTTGATGAAAGTAAATGGTATAATACTGTTGGCGATTTTGTAGGTATTATCGACCCAACAGGTATTGTTGATTTAGTTAATGGGGTTAGTTATTGGAGACAGGGAGATAAATTATTTGCGTTACTTTCATTCATATCTGCAGCACCAATTTTAGGTGATGCGATTGCAAAACCGGTTATTGGCGTTATGAAAATAGGTGGTGAAACAGCTAAGGTATTTAGAGCCGCGACAATAGGTGGTGATGCGGTTAAAATGGCTCAAAGTGCAAAATCTATGGGTGGGCCTGTCGCTAAATTAGTGGAGACCTCACCAAATTGGGGTCAAAAAGTTGTGTCAATATTAAAACAATCCGTAGGTAAAGTCCCTGGGTTAGGTGGACTGATTAAAGTTATTGAAGAATATGTTTTACTTTTTACCAAAGCGTCTAAAGAAATGAATGCAGGTGGTAAAGTAACCGCTTTTCGTAGAAACGCCGGAGAATTACAATCATTTGGTAATAAGTACATCTCAGGAGGTATGGGGCGTTTATTTGGTAATAGAGCAACTAGGTCTTTAATGAGAAGAAGTAAATGGTATTTAAGATTATTAGATAAATTAGGTGTTCATAATTTTGTTGGTCCGGATGAATTAAAACAACAAATTCCTGATTTAGAAACTAAAATGGCTGAATTTAATCAGGACCCATCAAATCAAGAATTATATAATCAAGAATTTGGTGATGATTTTTCTGAATATGATGAACCTGTAACAAATATACCTAAACAACCGACGACACAATCAACACCAACAACAATGGGTGGTGATTTTGTTGGTGACATTATGAAAAGTATGTTTGGTAGTGGTATTAAAATAGCCGCTTAAATATGAAAAAACTTATAAAAGAAAGTGGATTAAGAGACATTAACGTTCTTGCTAAAAGATATCCTAAGGCTGAAATATATTTTCACCAAGATTTAGATGGTGTGACTACGGCAATTGCGATGAAAGAATATCTTAAAAATAATGGTATTGATGTAATTGACGCTCATATCATCCAATATGGGGATAAAGAGTTTGCTGTGAAGAAGAATGATGCCAAAGGGGACGTGATGCCTGTCTTAGTTGATTTTGCTCACGGAAAACCAATGTTTGTTATCCATACGGACCACCACGATAGACAGGCGGGAGCTGAAGATACAAAATCAACATCATTTAGACATTCTCGTTCTAATGTTGAAACAATCTCTCAGGTGGTTTCACCAAAAGATTTATTCCCATCTTCAGACATATTACTTATATCAACTGTTGACTCAGCGAATTACGCATTCAATGAAATCAGTGTTGACCAAGTTATTTCTTATTTATTCAAATTAGATAAAGATACTTCATTACAAAAGAATAAAATGTTAATGGGGTTAGTTGTTAATAAGTTGTTATTAGCATTCAAAAACAAACCGGGATTCTTAGAACAATTGGTTATGGAGTGTAGTCCATCGTTATTGAATATTCTCCATACCATTAAAAAAATTATGGTTCAAAAAGGGTTTGCAAAACCTGAAAGTCTTGAACAAAATAAAGATGAGTATGTTAAATCAATGCAAGATAATCCTAATGTTAAAGTATTAGGAAGCATCATTGTTCAATATGGTGGTGGTTCAATGTTTAAGCCAGGTTCTTATGACCGATATACACCATTTAAGAATAATCCGGAAGCTGACTTCTTAGTTATTGCTTGGCCTTTGGGGTTAGTACAAGCATCTTGTAATCCATTTAAAAAAGAAAGAGAATTAAAAGGTGTTAACTTGGGTGAGATTGCTCAAGAAGTTTTGTCTAAGTGGGAAGACCAATTAAAAACTAAAGAAATACCTTTGTCAACTATTAAATGGGTATCGGAAACTTCAAAAGATTTTAATGCAGAATCAATTGGATTTACATTTAAGGACTTTGTTGCTTTGTATGGTAAAAATTACAAATCAAAAGAACACGGTAAAGAAGAGTTATTACATATAGGTGAGATGATGGAAAAACCTTTTTCTGAATTACCTGAAGAACATAGACAAATGTTGGATAATATTAATGTAAATGTTTGGGATTTTATTCAAGCAAATAGTGGAGGACACAAATGTATTACAAATATTTCAGGGTTAAGTTATTTAGGTAGAGGAAAAAGACCACCAAAAGGTAGTTATAGATATAATGAGGCGGAGGAGTCACCATCTGTTAAGTTTACCAAAATGATTCAGAATGAGTTTGTAAAATTATTACAAGAAAAAATTAGTCAAGGTCGCTAATTATTTTGTTACCGGATTTAATACCTAATTGTTTACAGGTACCACCTTGTAACTCTAATATCATATCACCTTCTGAACAATAATTCCCACAATCTTCTGATTTACAAGGTGGACAATTATGAAATATTTTTGAAATAGTATTATCTTTAATATAAATTATGTCTAATGGTATTATACAATTCTTCATCCAAAAACAGTGAGGACCGTCAGACATTAGGAATAACATTCCATTAAAATTATCGTCAAATTTTTTACCCATCATACCATTTTGAGTATGTTTTGGTGAAAAAACTGTTTTGACATTGAATTTATTTTTATTTATACTTATAATCATATTTATAAATATCTAATTTTGTATAAAATGAAAGAAGTTAAACGATATTCCGGAGTAATTGTTAAGTG